CGAAGAGGTAGCGCGCCATCAGTTCACCCTTTCCCAGAAGCAGCCGTACATGGTGCAGGTGTTCGAAGAGGATGCGGTGTCCCACTGGACCGACAGAGACAGCACCTGGCTGGAGACGGTGGTACGCGTGATGAGTGCGGACCCGTCCGAGCGGACCGACGCGCCGGTGCTGTTCAACACGCTGGTGCTGGTGATCAGCGAATGCCCGGTGAGGTTTCCGAACCAGTTGGCCAAAGGACCCACACTGACCAGCGTCACGTGCCCCTGAACCTGCCAGGAACGGTTGGAAGGGGAGGAGTCGGAGGCTGCCGTGAAAGTGGTGGTCGCCAGGGCTGACCCGGTCACCCCGCCTACCCTCAGCCGGAAGTTGATGGTGGGGGTGGTATTGGCGGCCTGCTGGGTGATCCCGTAGGCGGTCACCCGGAAAGTGGCCCCCGCGACAGGGTTGGGCGGCACCGTGGCACCGGACAGCTGGGTTTCCGTCGTGGTGTTGCTGACGACGACGGACCCGCCTCCCGAGGCCCCGAGGGCCCAGGCGTAGCTTGCCGCGCACCAGGAAGCCAGGGATGCGTTGTAGACCTGCTCGATGCGGATGTCGGTGCGGTAGCAGCGGTCACCCTCCTGCGGGGAGGGGAAGGCGGCGTCTCGGGCCGTGGCGGAGGAGAAACGCGGCAGTACCTGGGGGTCCAGTGCAGTGGCCAGGGCCTGTTCCAGGGGGTCGTTCGCGTTGTACGGCAGATGCGCCTTCTGGGTGTAGCTGGGCGTCGCGGCGTCGGATGCTCGCTGTACCGCGATGGATCTGGCCGCAGCAAGATCCACGGCTTTGGGGGACAGCCCCCACCGCACCCCGGAGCCGAAGTCGAGCCAGAGGGTCCCGATGTAGTTGTCGGGACCGTAGAAGATCGCTTGTCCGAAGGCGTCCGTGGTGACGATGGTGATGCCCGCGCCGGACATGTTCTGAAGGTCGGTTATCTGGGAGCCGCCGGTACGCGCGTCGTACACATTCGCCGTAGCGTTGATATACGGGACGCCGGTGGGCTTGATGATGTCACCATCACCGCCGCCACCATAAATGAAACGCGTCATCACATCCCCTTAGGCGCCCGGAATGACAACGCCGTCAAGACCAACCCAGTTGGTGGCTACGCCGGATCCCATAAAGCAGATGATGCTGCCGCTGGAGTTCACGGAGATTTTCACCGTTCCGGGCGGGCTTCCCGTGCCGGAAACGGACATGGTGCTGGTGCCTTCGAAATACGGCTGGTAGGTGGCGACCTGCACCGCTGCCGGAAGTGTGCCCAGGGTGGTCGAGTTGGAGATGGTGCTGCCGTTGACGGTCGCGATGTTGCCCCACAGGGTCCAGGTGTTCGCGGCCGAGTTGTACACCGCTACCGGGTTCTTGCCGTTCGTGGCCTGGAATCCGTCGGCCAGGGGGATGGCCACGGGGGTGGGGGCGACGGGAGCCGTCCACACGGTGGACCACGACGCGGTTCCCACGTCGGAGGTCTTCACGTAGAGGCCGAGCGCGGTGCCGCCGGTCTCCACGACGCAGACGACGCCTGCGGGGGCGTTGAAGAACTTGCTGTCCCGGTCGGAGGTGGATGAGGCAGTAAGGATGAGCCGGGGGTCCATGACCGCGACTAACTGGGATAACCAGTAGGGGACGTCGTTGTTGCCTGCGGTATCGGGTACGGGAAGCCCGGATAACGCGCTGTTTACTGCTCCCACCGGTTTCCTCCTTTACTGTCGATCAACTATACCGATTAAACGGCTAGAAAGCCGCCCGAGGTGGCGCTGAAAATCGCGTAGCTGGCTTGCCACGGGCTGGTGGTCACGGGCTGGACGGCAAATCCCTTGATGGTCGGAGTTGCGGCCTTTATCGCGGTGAGCCAGTCTGCCGGTAGGGGGATCATGCGCATTTCCCCGACCTCCAGGCGGAACATCACCGTGGAAAAGGACGCCGTATCCAAAGTGATGGGTGTGGTGCCGGAAGGCAGGGTGTTGTAGTTGTGCGGGCACAGCTGGAGGTTCACGGCTTCCCGCTGCCCGTGAGGGACGTTGCTGCGGGAGACGGCCACCGACAGGGACGACTTACCGGCCGCGCCGCTGGTGAGGGAGTTGGAGGTGCCGTTGTAGTAGGACCAGGCCAGCAGAACGGCCCGGTCCCCGGTCGCGCCCGTGGTACCCACGTAGCCCTCGTAGCCGGGGTCGTAGAAGCCCCGCAGGGTCATGGTGTCCGTGTTGTACAGGGAGTACCCGGAGTTCTGGGTTTTGGGTCCGGTGGCGGAGACGTCGGGGCCGCCGATGCGTCCGAGGACCACCCAGGTGTTGCTGCCCAGGTCGAGCACCTGGACCACGTCCCCCACAGTGCGGCCGGTGTAGGAGGCCAGGCAGGGGATGCCGAACATGTGGGCGGTGCCGTAGCTGAGGTTGACCAGTCCGTCTTCCCGGTAGGCGGAGACGGTGGCGCGCAGGGTTTTGACCGCCCGCCCGTCACTGGTGAGCTTGGAGAGCAAGGTAGCTGCATCAGACACTGACGGATATCTCCTGTTTCGTGCTGCGCGTGGTGTAAGAGGCTGTGCCGGAGGCCCACGAGTAGCTGATGGAGTCCACCAGGTGGTTTTCCAGGCGCCCGTCTTCCCGGGTGATCTCGACCACGTCCCCGGCTTCCTGGGCGGGGTGGAACCGGCTGCTGAAGGCGACGGTCTTGGACTCGCCCACCAGGTCCGCCAGGATGGCGTGCCCCACCTGCCAGGCCTGCCGGTTGGAGGTGATCAGCGGCGAGTCGTACCGGTAGGGCTTGACTCCGAACCGTCCCGCCAGCTCCGGGTAGTTGATGGGGTCCGGCCCGGCGTAGGTGACGCTGTTGGGGTCGTCGTCCCACACGAAGACGGGGCCCACGGGAGACCCGCCGTCCGAGGGGGTTCCGGTGACCACGATCAAGTTGAAGACGCCCTGGCGGTCGTAGGAGAACGTGGACGACAGCTTGGTCTGGGAATCCTCGGAGACGGCCCATACGGGGGCGTTGGCCAGTGAGGGGCGCGGGACGAAGGAGAATGCCCCTGAAGCGTCGCAGAGGGCGTCTGCGGCCAGGGCGGTGGCCACGGAGGAGTCGTTCGCCTGCCCGTGCACCACAGACCAGCGGTCGCTGTCCACGGTCATCGTGGCCATTGCTGCGTTGTAGGCCAGGCGGGGATCCCACAGGAACCGGGCGTCCGGGACCGCCTCGGTAATCAGTTTCTCGGACTGCCTGCGCATGGTCATGGCCCGGTTGTCCGGCAGGTTGCGGGCGACCGGGAACGTGGAGTCGATCACGTCCTGTTCGAAGGAGGACCCGGTGATGGCGATGTTGTTGCGGTTCTCCACGGCCGACGTGACGGAGTACAGGCCTGCCGGTAAGTACTCCGGAGAGGACCCCAGATAGGAGACGGCCAGCCGGAGGCGCAGGCGGCAGCCGTAGGGGTGCAGCCCCTCGTAGCTGACGGGGACGGTCTTTTCGATGGTGCCGTTCAGGCTCCAGCGGACGGTGCTGGTGCGGTCCTGGTTGTGACTGCCGCTGATGACGGTCAGCGGGTACCAGTGGACCCAGTCCGGGGACCACTCCAGCACCGGCTTGATCGTCAGGGGGGTGCCGTCGATGAGGGACCGGCGCAGCCGTTCGGAGTGCGCCAGCATCAGATGTTCTCCAGGCTCATGTTGTCGGCGTACATGACCTGTCCCACGGCAGTGGAGGTGGCGCGGATCACGGGGGTGACGAACGCTGCTCCGGTGATCGGTGTGGCCTGGATGACCACCTTGGTCCACAGGTTCGGGGTGAGGGTCACCTGAAGGCCCCACTCGTTCAGTGAGTCGCTGTCGAGATAGGTTCCAGCGCCGTCCTTCCAGTCCAGTTGGAGGCTGACCGGCAGGCCCACCGCGCTGTAGATCCAGGCGGTGAACGTGTACTTGGTGCCCTGGGTGACGGAGTACAAGGGCCGGGCGTAGGCGCCGAATTCGCCGGGGAACGTGGTGCAGGTGATCTTCAGGGAGTGGCTGCCCCGGTAGGCCTGGTCGGCGGACCACGCGATGTCGGTGTTGGTGGGCAGGGTGAGCCACTGCGAAGCGTCGGTGTCCAGGTCGGACGTGTTGGAGTCCATCAGGTTGCCGCCCTGCACCGAGTCGAACGGCATCGTGGACGGCACGTCACTGAACAGCGGGTACTGCTTGGTGTAGGCGCCGAGCGTGTACACCGGGTTCATGGCGGTCTGCCCGTACGTGTTGGGCCGGGCCACCTCGGTAAGGCCCAGCTGCCAGGCGTAGATGCCCACCCCGAGCCGTGCGGACTGTGCCGCGTAGGAGACGTCGTCCACGGTGAAGTAGCCGTCCGGGCGTTCCCAGGAGGACGACTTGCGCATGATGACGCTCTGCTGCAACAGCGTCTGCATGGCCTTGAATTCGTCCTCCCCCATCGTGAGCACGGTGATCTGGGTGGCGAGCCCGTTGCGGGCGTCCGGGGTCACCGCCGGGTAGGGGCTACCCAGAACGACCTGCTTGTCACTGCGGCCGTTGTAGCTGCCTGCCAGGGAGGCGGCGCTGCGGACCTGCATGGAGGCGCCGGGGTCCTCCAGGTTGACCAGCCACATGTCCGGTGCCTGCATGCCGCCGGAGGGCGCACTGGTGACGATGGAGGCGGACGCGGAACGGACACCGGTGGTTCCGTTGGCGTCGATGGGGACGGCGTAGTAGGAGACAGACTGCCCCAGGGGGGCTTCCTGGTCGTACAGCCACCCCTTTCCGGCGTAGTTGATGTAGGGGTCTCCCCCGCGCACGGTGTACTCGGTGCCGTCCGCATTGCGGCGGTAGACCGTGCACTGGAAGGGGTTGGACCAGGAGGCGAGGTCGCTGCTGTAGTCGATTTTCAGGCGGACGCCGCCGTAGGCGGGGTCGTCAATGGCGCGGATCCGCCCGTCGAATGATGTGGCGTCCTTGGTGTCCGGGGTTACCGGGGTGCTGATAGGAACGACTACAGGCACGTCACTTCTTCTTTCCTGCGCGGGCCACGACTGTCGTCAGCTTCTCTTCGGCCACCTTTTCCGTGTATGCCCTCATGGTGTGGCCGTCCACCTTCAAGATGATTGTATGAGGCGCCTTTACCGTTACCGAAGTATGGGCGAGAACGTTGGATTCCCGCTTCAGCTGACTTAATCCGTAGGCGTCGTCGGCGGCCGAATCCGCGTACTTGCTGCTGACCTTTTCCAGCTCGGAATACTGCTTGTTCAAGTTGGCCGCGTCCGCCTTGGTGGTGGTGCGGGCCAGGGACTGCGCGAGCGCGCCGCCCTGCTCGGGGCCCATGGCCGCGATCTGCTGGATGAGCGCCTGGGACAGGCCCAGTGTGGCCAGGGTGTGCAGGTTCTTCTGGAAGTCCTTGATGGCCTTGATCTTGTTCTGGATCTGCTGAGCGAATCCGGCGGCCCGATTGCCGGTCAGGCTGGACAGCTGCCCGGTCTGGACAGCCGTGTCGTAGTAGTTGTTCCGGGCGTCCGTGGCGGTCTGGATCTTTGCGTCTATCTTCGCCTTCTGGGTGTTGATCCAATCCTGGATGTGCTGGCGTTCCGCATCGCGTGCCTTCTTGCGGGCGTTGGCGAGAGTGTCGGCGTCCTTGCGTTCTTGCGACACGTGGTTGTAGGCGGACTGGTAGCGCTTCTTGTCCAGGTTCAAAAGCGTGTTGTCGTTCTTGATTTCCCGGTTCAGGCGGGCCGTGGCCTGGGCGTACTTCGCCATTTCCGCCTTCGCCTTTTTCTGTTCGGCGTAGCTGGTGGCGTTCAGGTAGGCCTTGTGGGCTTCGTCGTACTTCTTCTGCGCCGCGTCGCGGGCCTTCGTGTCCCGGTCCAGCTCGCTGAAGTCATGGCGGACGTGGCCGAGCTGCTTCTCCCAGGTCCGGTGGCGGGAGGTACCGGAGGCGTAGCCGCCGAGGCCACCGAGGATGCCGTCCCGGA